CCCGTTGTCCCGTAGAGAATGTATTTCCCACCCTCGAGCTTGATGCGATCAGCCGCCGCTTTTAACTGACCTTCACCGTTGCAGCAGTCGCAGGGGTTACCACCTTTGCTACCAGTTCCTTGGCACATAGAACATTCCTTGTATTTGTCTTTTGCAATGCGGACAACTGGTGCTTCCTCAACCAATGTACCAAGAGCAACCCACTGCTGCTTTACTGCAACAGGTTCTCCCAATGTTACCTTTCCATCCTTGTCCACCGTGTAACTAACAGAAAGAGTTTCCTCGCCCTTTCGCACAATTACTCGATCGTCAAAGATCTGAATCGGATAAGCCTCGGGAACCTCTTGTGTGTATTGAGTTGTCCACTTCTTCGCAACAGCCTCGTGCACACTCTGCATGCGCTGATCAAGAGCGACGCCTTCTAACGTCACGAGAGTCTGAACGACTGCCGGAACAATTTCTTCCTCAGTAACAAAGTGGGAAGCCGCTCTGAAAGTCCCACACCCCATCTCACACGAGCACGCTCCACGTCCACCAGGGAGAAAGGCGAGGTGATCACCAGATGCCTCGAGCCACGTTCCCTTATACAACTTGCCGTTGTAGCTGCTCCCAACAGAATTCGTTACTACGTGAGCTCCGACACTCACTTCTTCGGTACCACCACTAGCCAGAGTTTCATACATCCTCGGATGGAGATTCTTAGCTTTGTCTTCCTCAATCCACGCTTCTTGATTCAGTCGGCGTCCATCAAACTCCGACTTCATAATGACACCGATACCAGAAGCTTTCCTTACTTCAAAGTCATTGGCCGAGCACTGTTTCCCACCCTTGGCAGGGTGACCTAACATCACCGGCTTGCCAATCCAACTCGAAGCCGCTCTCTTGAGAACTTCTCCGGGGACGAACTCAGGAGTGTCAGCATTCACTGCATGAATGACTCCCTCCATGAGCGCCACAATCGGCACTACCAAATAGGATTTATCATTTAGTGTCTCTCGTCGAACTTGTCCAATTGCGCCGAGAAGATGCAAAGTCCGGGGCTCTGAGTTTTCTTCCTGATCGTGAGAAGCCAGGAGCCGCTGCTCCTCATCACTACCAGCCGACAAGTTCTCAAAGATCTCTTCTCCCGCGTTCTGCAGAGAAGTTGTGCAGATAGCGTAAGCCGCCGACTCTTCGTGACCCTTGCCGACAACTTGCTCGACGCAGCGTCGAAACTTATCAGTGTGGTGCTTACGGTCTCCTGGCATCGGACTTACCTCTTCGGAACCGGAACGGACGAAGGAGAACTCTTCGGCGGTGCCGGAGTCTTCTTTACCGTGGTCGTTGTCTTAGTCGGCATTGTTCTTGATCCCTTGAAAAGTGGTGAGACAGGGCGGGCCTGTCTCACCTCGCGACGTAACGTCTTACGCGGCTTTCAAGTAACCCACTCGACGAGTCTGTGAGTCGATTTCCACGACCACCTCACCCGACTGTACTCCAGCATCGAACTTTCCACGAATGTAGGTCGCACCCCATTCGTAAACTTGCTGGGCCTTGCCGTTTACCAACACCGAACCGCTCGACGAGAAGATCGGGCCAGTCTTTGCTCTCAGCTCGAACTCTCCACCACCCTTACCAAACACGAGGAAATCACCTGGAGGGAATCCCGCGATCCCCTGTGCTCGAGCTCCATCAACCGCTGCATCTGCAGCTTTCTTGATGGAGTCTGCCACTGCCTGAGCGCCGGTTACTGCGGCGGCTCGCTCCACGTTTTCCTTTTCCTGCTGCTTGGCCTGTTCTGCTACTGACTGATTCTGAGTCGTTGCCATTTGGTCCCCTTCTTCGTTATTTAGGCTCCCACCTATCACGAAGCATCTTGCCCCACGTTACGGAGTCGGCGGTTCTGCTGGAGTATTTGCCGCCACTGCCGCAGCCAGTGTATCCTGTGAAGAACGCAGACGATCAACCAGCGCCTGCAGCGCAGCCGGGTCGTTCTTCGAAGCTTCGATCTCTGCGGCCAACTTTCCAATGAGAGTCGCTGCTGAACTATTGACCGCTTCGTCACGGCTTACTTCAGCTTCCAACTGAGTCAAATCAAGCATCGGTATCTCCTTCGAATTGCGCTACCACTGCGGCTAGCGCGTCGCTATTACCACGCAACCGCGCAGTAAGTTCTTCTAACTTCACAGCATCGGCTCCCGGTTGCTGGGCATTAAGCCAAAGACGAAACAAAGGCAGTGGATCCTCACCCTCATATTCGAACGAGTTATCACCGAGAGTCAGGGTAGCTTTCATTCGAGAATCCCCACAGCCTGAACGTAAGCTCCCGAGTACTGCCTAATCACCGCCTGTACGAACTTCAAGCCTTCAGACGCTTTGATGAACTGCTTCTTCGGTCCAAGAACCCCATTTTCGAGTTCACGCTGAATCAGTGGGTTCTTCACTGAAATAGAAGCCTGACCCGAGGGAGAAAGGCGAACCTCTCCTGCGTCTTTGCCGTTGATCTTGAATTTGGCGCCTACGAGCTTCACTTGGAGATCTCCGTCTTGACGTGATCCGTATCAATGTGAACTACATTCTCTGAAAGATGACCAGCCGCGATATTAGATTCCTTAGCCATTTGAGAAATCAGAGTCCTTACAGCATAAGATCGACTCATCGCATCAGGAGCTTTAAAGGCTGTCTTCAGTCGCTCCATACGAACAATAAACCCATCTCGCTCGCCTTCACTCATCTTCCAGTCGTTGCTAACCTTCTCCCAGTCCGTGCTTTCGAGGCTCTTGGCGACTCGCCCAGACATCTCCTCGGACATCGCACCCCTGTGGTTAGCTAACAAGCTGAGAGTTGCATCCGGTCTGAACTGGTAGTTCGGATGGTATTCTGTATCGTCCGGAAAGCTTAGACCTTGATCAATCGCAACCACTCGGCGATCTTTGTCGATTAAGACATTTCCACTGTGACGATCTGTGTTACCAGTAGCAATATCGATCACAGCCAAGCCATACACCGAATCCTGATCCACTTTCCCACCATACATCCCACTCGGATCAACATCCACGAACTGCTGAACCATTCCCCGTTTCCCATCAATCTCACGAACAATAGTTGGTGGAACAACGTTCAGCCCAAGGGCTTCATCTAGCTCGTAGGCGGCAGCTTCGCGATCGGCGTAGGAGAAATCTCTGTTAGTGATGGTTTCGCGGATAGGTTCGTCTCCCTCATATCCACCGCCGAGCTCACCTTCCTCAATCATCGCTTGGATGTCTGCCGTATTTGCATCATTCTCAGCTTTATACGCCTCTATCTCTTTACGAGAAACGTCTTCATAAGTCCAAGATTCACCAGAGGTAGGTTTGAAAATCGCTTCAACCGCGTCATTCACCGGATGCTTACCCTCTTCCACTAGAGCAATTCGCTCAACGTGGTTGATAGATCCACTGATAAGCTCGCGACCGTGGACCTTGCCCTTAGAAAGATGCTCCGTAGACTTAGAGGAGCCACCCTCGGAAGAAGATCCACCGACTTCTCCAGGGCGACCAGCGTGGCCGAAGTTGCCGCTTCCCGGCCCTCCAAGGGATTTGAAAGAACTGATCGACTCCGAACACCGACACATCACATGCGCCGGTGGTCCCTCAATCCCCTCTTCATACTCTTCCCCAAGTGCAGCGGTCTTTCCTTCCAGAGCCTCACAAATCGGACAGACCTTATCGTCTCCAACAACGATCCACTCTCTCACCGCATCTTCCGGCAGCAAACCCTCTTCCACAGCTTGATTCCAAGCCGCTCGCTGTCCCTCATGCACCGCAACCATAGGCTCATTGCGAGCTATACGTTCTGCTCTAGCAACGTCACCCACAGCCGCGAGAATCTCGTCCTTCAGTTCCTTGAAGTCACCAGTCTCGAGGAACTCAGCGACCGCGTTGTTGATGTCTTCGCGGGAAGTTTCGCTGATTCCGTCAATGAGTTCAGCGGCGTGTTTGTCGGCCCAAGAGACGGCGGCTTCGTCCGTAACGTCAAACCTAAATCCCAGCCTGGTGGAGGGAAATTCGCGTTTTAAGGTGCGGAATTCGAGAGCTCGCGTTCTTGCAGTTCGTTTGCCTACTTCCTCATGAACTTTTGGGAAAGCCTTAACGAATTTCTCGTAGTTCTCATCTCTCCCACCTAGATGATAACCATAAGACTGTGCGAGAGCTTCCTTAATATCCGAAGCGTAGTAGGAAAGTTGACCTTTAATCTTACGAGTCGTATCTGATTTGAACGCTGATTTAACACTATCTCTGTTAGCTAAATGACCAACTTCAATATGACCTACCTCATGAAACAGAACCATCTCTTGATCTGGGCCAGCTTTGACCAAGATGCTCTGACCTTCTCTAACTCCATGAACTTCACCAGCAGCGTGACTATGACCGTATGGTTTCAGATCTGAAACCACTTTCATACTAGAACTGTGTAATGATCCAAGACCACCGGGTCGAAACAACTTAGCTGGAAGCTTGGCTACAGATTTTTGAAACGCACGAACGTGTTCGTCAGCAACATCTGGATCAGAGCTCCAACGAGCGCCATTCGGAGCTTCACCTGAACTGGAGAATTTACCAGACTCACCCCGAGGGTGCTCCGCTTCATTCCACTCCGCTACCCTTAGCTGCTTCGCCAGTATCTCCGCTCCTACCTCCCCACCCTCCACATACATCTTCCTCAAGATCTTAGGAAGGACTTCTTTCAATTCCTGTCGTAGAACTACGATACCAAGCGCCGTCGCCCGCTTCACATCATCCGTGGTGTGGAGTTCGCGGCGCATTCTATTCCGAGCCGAGGCAAAAGCATACCGAATGGCAACCGAAAGTTTAGCTGAATAAGAATCCGCTACTTTATGAAGTGGTCCCTCGGAGGCAGCTAAGGTCCGAGGCTTCGCCAACCTAGTCGCCAAGACCAGCAGACGAGCAGCTCGAACCGGCTCCAGATTCACTTCTTCAACCCCACAATCCGTCCAACCATCTCCTCATCACCCGCTTCGATCGCTGCACTCAGTAATCCCACCAGCTCCACATCTTCTGCGGCTTCGGCGACAGCAAACGTTCCTTTCTCATTCCGTCCAGTCACCCTAAGATCCACAATCTCACCAAGACTCGAAGAGAATCGAACCGAGCCGATTGCCGCACTCATCCCCTCAAGCTTCGTCAATCCCACATACTTGACTCCAAGACCAGTCTTGAGATAAGCCACAGTTGCGTGTGGAGTGTAGACTGGATGTGTCGTGGTATTCTCTAGGCTACTCTCGAGGCGCTGGTTGAGATCCTTGAGATCTTGGCTAAAGACTTCTACATATAGGACGTCATACTCAGGCCCAGCAAAGATATTGGTCTTCCCCAGAGTAATCCGAATCGGTCCCACATACGTGGCCAAAACCTTGCGCACGTCTGCAGCGTCGTTAGTATGCAGCCCATACTTCGCAGTGATGTGCGCGTCTTCCTCGAGTCCACCTTCCTCAACGCAAAGATCAAAGGCTGGGATGCTCTTACCCAAATCTAAGAGTTCTTGAGCTAAGACCGGTGGCAATTGAATCTGAGTAGAGCTGAACTTTCTACTTTCAGCAGCTTTGAATTCAGCTTCAGGCGGAGCCGTCATCTCCATGATCTTCTGATCTTGCTTCGCCTTCTCCATCTTTCGATCCGCAATCTCTTGGCGTTGCTCGTCGGTCAACGGGGGAAGATCAGACCAATGGCCCCGAATCTCAGCATCCGTATAGACAGTCTCTCCATTTTGAGAATTCACAGTAGCCCAACCTTGAGCCCCGGTAACCTTCTCCTGCTCGGTCATGACCTGGATATGCGGCCACTTAATCGTATAACCAGTCTCTTTCTTTGGAGTCGGGAGATACCCATACTGAATCAACCGGTCAACCAGAGGCTTGATAATATAGGGTGCCGCGTGTTGAGTCTGTCTTCCTATAATTTGATCTCTAAAGTTCTCCCTGTCTTGACTCGAAGCTAGTTCTCCCATCTCCGACCCAGTCAAGATTCTCTTCGGGATTCTCTTCGCTCCAGCAATCTGCGTGATAATTGCTTCGGCTGGAGGAGCAAAGTTCGCGACATCAGATCCCAGAGTTTCGACCTTGACGCCTCGAGTCCTCAACCATCTCGTAAGTTGGTGTTTATAGGCATCCGCTTGCTCCTTGAGAGCTTCTACAGTTGCCTTGGTAGACTCGAGGGTCATATCTTTGTCGATATCAAGATGAAGACCCTGATTCGCCCGCAGATAAAAAGCTTCAGCCCCACCACCCGTGACCTTATTCAAGTCCATCAACAGATTCCACACACGCTCGAGAGCTGGCTGTCCAAACACCTCGTTATCAAGCAAATTCTCAGCGATGTGGATGATCCGAGTCCAGTGAACTGGCCTACCCCAATCCGAGGACGCTACATCTGTACGCTTGATAGTATAGTTGAGGGGAAGCCCAAATCGAGGATCTTTCGAATTAGTTACATACTCATAAACCGTCGCATCCGCCCCTGCTGCCACGGTCTGCGCGTTGTTGCCTCCGGGTCCACCGCCACCCAGAAAAGGCATCAAATAGAGCAAGCCTCTCTTCGAAGCTCGAGGTAGTTCTGTATTCCAATCTCCCTCAGCTCCAATCAGAAGTACCGCATACGTAGACAATCGGGAGAGCTTATCAACTCGCAGGAACTTCGCAAAGATCTGATGCTTCTTCTCGAGGGCCTTCCATGCTAGCTCGAATTCGGTGTCGTTCTCCGGATCCTCATCCTCAATCAGCTCGAACGGCGTCTCTCCTCGCCACGTCGCCTCTGGCATGACGTCAACGATGCTACCAGCAATACCACCGCGCTCATACGCTACGCGATACTGGTAAGTCGAGATAACATCGTCATACCCAAAGACGGAGTAGGTATCTCGAGCTCCTGCGTGAGACAATCCATGCTGACGTGCCCACGTCGTCCGAGCAAGCGTGACGTTACCCTCGAGATTGCGAATCTCGGCGATCGTCGCCTGCAGCTCGGCAAGCGTGGCGACGGGAACGTCAGTGCCGGGGATGAGAGGTTCTTCAGCCATTATTCAAACGCTTGTGGACCTGTTGGAGCATCAGGACTTGATGTTGCTCGCAAATGCTTCGCCACTTGCCTTTCCACTTGCTTAGCATTCAACCAGAGAGTCTCACCACTAGTGCGAGAATCGTCCATCTTCTCTACTGTCTCAACTTTCACATTACAAAAGTCGGGACTAGACGTGATCTCTCGAACCACTCCACGAACAATCACTTCATCACCAACTTGAAGCACTTGACCAAATTTATCGTGCGGCATATGAATTCCTCTAAGCACTCACCCACGCCAGCCATCCAGCCGGATACAGAACTCGAAATTCTCGCTTCCGACTCTTGAGCAACAGATTCACGAAAGAACCATCATACGCGTAGACGATTCCATACAGGAATCCGTCGTATCGCCGAACAAACCTGACCTTGTCTTTCAAGTTGAGCATCTGACCATGCTCGTCACGGGGTTCGTCATACTCGCTCATTTCACGACTCCCATCAGCACCGGCGCGGTCGGTCGAGGCAAGCTATCGACCGCGCTTAATGTTAAAGGGTTTGAGAGCGGCGACTCCTGCGCGATGCCTGTATTCGAGTTGTTCCAAACCGTCACGTGAAGAATGTATGTTCCACGCGCAAACCGCATCTCCTTCGGCCCGATGTAGAGCGCCCGACCTGCGGCGTTTGGAGCGCCG